TCCTCCTCTGAAATGGTGTACTTCTGTATCTATTATACATCATATATACGCATATACGCAATAGGCAATTTAATAATTTTACGAGAAAATGAGACAATCACTGGCTTGTGGGGATTTGGGGTGTCAAACTCCCGAAACCAAATTACAACTATAAGTAAGATTAGGATTTCGGATCCTAAAACCAGTGGAAATGTATTATCTGGGATAAAAATATCATCTGAAATGCTTGATAAATTAGATAAGGCACTTTCAGATCAGTTTTTAAATAAAAATAAAAAAAAATAAATAAGGGTTATTTTGTTGACGATTCGGGGATAATTTAATATAATGAATGAACAATATTGTCGCTTGCCGACACAAGAAAAGATATAGTCCTTTACGGACATCATTCATTGAAATATCCCCGATTATAAAATCGGGGATATTTTGATTTTTTTGCTTTTTATTAAGTTAAGCGGAATTCACTAATGCCAAATGGCGGGTTTAGATCTGTTTCAAGATATTAAATTAAACCGACTCGGTTAAATATGTAACTGAATAATATGCTTAGTCAGTCCGAATACCCTTCACAAGTAGAAAGAACATTTAGGCATAAAAAATAACGCCCCTGTCCTGGTAAAACAAGGCGTTATTTTTAGTCTAATTTCTTTCGCCAGGTCAGATAGGTTTCTGCTATCTTACCGGCTGTCTTGTTAAGTATATTATATGTTTTTAAATAAAATGTGTCAACAAAAAGCCATTACGGCAATTTACGGGTGAAGGGTTTGAAAGAATTTGAACTACTCGAAAATTTCGAGTAGTTGAACACGAAGCTATAAAGGAGATGGAGTCATGAGCAAAAAATACAAATACACTGAAACGTTCACCTACGAGGGCAAGCGATATTTCGTGCGTGCCGATACTAAACGTGAGCTGATCGAAAAGACGTATCAAAAGAAACAGGAGCTTGAAGCGGGTACAAAGAAGATCGAAAAGACTATGCTGTTTAAAGACTGGGCGGAAGAATGGGAGACCGTATACCTTGAGCCCACTGTCAGTCCGGAAACCTATTACAGCTACTGCAATGTTATAAAAAACCATATCCTGCCTGCTCTGGGCAATTTACAGCTTAAAAACATAAAATCAATACATGTGCAGAAAATGCTTAACGATATGACGGATAAAGCACCGTCAAAGAAGATGCTTTCGAGGGCGGGCAATCTGACGTACAGAATCCTGAAAGAGGCGAAAAGAAACAACCTCATAATAGAAAACCCTGCCGAAGACATAACCGTACCTAAAGGTACAGCAGAAACTCACAGAGCCGTAACTGACTATGAACGCCAGCACATACTTAACGTATGCGAACATCATCGTGCCGGCACATGGATTTATCTTATGCTTTATGCCGGACTCCGCCCTGCGGAAGCCTGTGCGTTACAGTGGAGACACGTAGACTTCGATAGGAGACTTATCAGAGTCGAACAGTCAGTTAAACGCAGCGGAGCTATCGGCGAGCCTAAGACGAAAGCCGGTAAACGAAACGTGCCGTTAACCGATAAGCTGTATGAACGTTTAAAGCCTCTTAAAGGCAAACCGTTTGACTTTGTTGTTACTAATACAATCGGCAATATAGTAAATTACTCATCTATGCGTAAGATGTGGCTGTCATTCGTGCATGATTTAAATGTGGATATGGGCTGCAAAACATATAATAAGACTATCATACCGCCATATCGTGTTGCTGACGACTTAGTGCCGTACTGTCTGCGGCATACCTTCTGCACAGACCTTCAGGATGCAGGCGTGCCTATCAATGTTGCGAAAGAACTGATGGGGCATACAGACATCGCCACTACCGCAAAAATATATACCCATGGAACAGAACGCACGTTCAGTGCTGCATTAGACGCAATGAACAATTTGCAGAAAGCTATAAATACTTAAATTGTTAAACAGGGTGCTACACCGGGTGCAACATTTTTTAGTCATTTTTAGGTCGAAATAGACCCTTAAAACACAAATTTCAAAAAATCAAAAACACCGTTCAGCGTTAAAAATCCAACGTTCTGAACGGTGTTTTACAATCTGGCAGAGGGCATGGGATTCGAACCCACGGGGCTGTTACGCCTTACCCGCGTTCCAGGCGGGCTCCTTAGCCACTCGGTCAACCCTCTAAGGCGTTTCTCCAACTATTATACAGATTTTCATGACTTTTGCAATATTAAAAAAAGACATTCCTGCAGTAATTTAACCCACAGAAATGTCTTAAACTATTACCTCATCGAATTATACAGCGTACCATTCTGAAGCGTTATACCCTTTGCTGCCGCAAGTTCACTGACTGTTACCAGCTGATAGCCGCGTTTTACAAGCTCAGGGATTATAACATCACATGCGTCAGCAGTTGATTTATATAAATCATGCATAAGCACGATATCTCCGTCCTGTACATGGTCAAGAACCTTAGACTGTACGGACGCAGCATTCTTTGATTTCCAGTCAAGCGTATCTATCGACCAGTTGATCATAGGCTTTCCTACAGCTGCTGAAACGGTTTCATTATTCGCACCGCCTACAGGTCTTACAAGAGCAGGTGATACTCCCACATAATAAGCCACTGCAATATCCGTATCATGTGTAGTCTTCTGTATCTGTACCGAAGTCAGCTTCGTAAGTGAATGGGCATGGTCATAAGAATGATTTCCTATCTGACATCCCAGTGAAACTGCACGCTTTGCACTTGCAGCATATGTACTTACTCTGTTTCCTACTACAAAGAATGTTGCATGACCTCCGTTTTCCTCTAACTTGTTTAAAATCCTGTCAGTAACCGGAGAATACGGTCCGTCATCAAATGTCAGTGCGACCATAGGCTTTGATGCGTCCGGCGATGTAGAAATTTCTTCCTGTTCCGATGCAGAATTTTCATCATTTTCGCAAGCCTTTTTTATAGCACTTACAGTCTGGGAGTTAAAACCTTCCGCTTTAAATGACCTGACTCCGCTGTATGACGACAGTGCCGCTGATGTGCCTATAAAACACATATATGATGCTTTTGATATGGTTTCCGTTGTTGCAGCCGCAGCGGTATCTGCCGTCTCTCCCTCCGCAAATACTGTCGGTGACAATGTGGCTGCTGTGATCAAAACTGCAATAAATACTGTGAATAATCTGTATTTTCTGAGCATAATGCCATAACCTCTCTTCTACGTAATTATATGCTCACAAGCTTTTATGATACAATGTTTTTTTCCTTAATTTTTTGTTAATTTAGCCGGTAAATTTTACCCATGGCAAAATATATTACTATCTCGTTCCTGTTGATCCGAATCCGCCCACACCTCTGTCTGTTTCTTCCAGTTCTTCAACTTCATCAAATTCAACTCTGAGAACAGGTGTAATTACAAGCTGTGCTATTCGTTCCATGTCTTCCACTGTCTGATCTTCTCCTGAATGATTATGTAATGCGACCATTATCTCACCACGATAGTCTGAATCGATCACTCCGACTTTATTGGCAGGGGCAAGTCCGCGTTTGCTCGCCAGACCGCTTCTGGCGTATACCAGTCCCGCATAACCGACAGGCACTTCAAGTGCCACTCCTGTATGTATCATTACGGTTTTACCCGCAGGTATCACTGTGTCGCCGCCCATGCACGCATACAGGTCTGCACCTGCCGCATCCTCTGAACCGTATTTAGGTATAACTGCATTTTCATTAAGCTTTTTTATTCTTACTCTTGTCATTTTTTCCTCTTATTCCGCTTCCTTATGTGGATCTTTCCATATTACAACTTCGTCTGTTTTAAGTGTCTCCGGTACATCTATGATACGCTGATTAGTTGAACCTCTGAAACGAAGGTCTATTATCTTTTCCTGTTCATGAAATTCACCGTCCACAAGCACATCTATACAGGAAAGCATATCGTTTATAACTGCTTCATCACCCAGTTTGTATGTAAGCATGTCTTTTTCCAGATCATATCCCGAATAACACCATACAGTCTTTTCAGGGTATGCCGCCTTTATCTTCTTTAGGAAAGGTGCCAGCACCACGCTGTTTTGAGGTTCAAAAGGCTCGCCTCCGAGCAGTGAAAATCCCTTGATATATGAAGGTTCAAGTGATTTGATTATACGTTCCTGCACAGCTTCATCAAACGGCTCTCCGTATTCAAAATCCCATGTTTCCGGATTAAAGCATCCTCTGCAGTGATGTGTGCATCCGCTTACATAAAGCGATACGCGTACTCCCGGACCGTTTGCAATATCATGTGTTTTTATAGCCGAGTATTTCATAATTTTCCCCTTGGTTTTTGACACTAAAAGGCGGTCTTACCGACCGCCCTTTAATGAAACAATCATTCAAATATTTATATATATTTTTACAAATGCATTACTCTTGACTTTATCTCTTTCGTCTTACCTACATTCCAGAAATTTTCTCCAAGATAACCGCAGGTACGGCGTGTAACATTCATCTTGTCGTGGTCTTTGTTGCCACAGTTAGGACATTCCCACTCGCCTTCGTCATTTATGATGATCTCGCCGTCATATCCGCATACATGGCAGTAATCTGACTTTGTATTGAACTCTGCATACTGGATGTTGTCATATATAAACTGTACGACATCTTCCATGGCTTCAAGGTTGTTATGCATGTTTGGAACTTCTACATACGAAATCGCTCCGCCTGAAGAAATCGGCTGGAAATCGGCTTCAAACTTAAACTTTGAAAAGGCATCTATCTCTTCGCGTACGTCAACGTGATAAGAATTAGTATAATATCCCTTGTCTGTAACATCCTTTATCGTGCCGAAACGTGCCTGATCAATACGTGCAAAACGATAGCACAGAGACTCTGCCGGTGTTCCGTAAAGTGAAAATCCAAGACCTGTATCAGCTCTCCAACGCTTGCATGCTGCATTAAGATAATTCATTACACGCATAGCAAACTCACGACCTTTCGGATCTGTGTGGCTCACGCCCTTCATCAGCTTAGTCATCTCGTAGATACCGATGTATCCCAGCGAAAGCGTTGAATATCCGCCGTAAAGGTATCTGTCTATAACTTCACCCTTTTCAAGACGTGCTATAGCTCCATACTGCCAGTGAACCGGACTTGTATCTGATTTCACTCCAAGAAGTGCCTGATGTCTGCACATGAGAGCCTCGTAGCAGATCTGAAGTCTTTCATCCATCATTTTCCAGAATTTATCTTCATCACCGTCTGCAAGTATAGCTATCTGAGGCAGGTTTATACTTACCACGCCCTGATTGAAACGTCCTTCAAACTTATATTCGCCGTTTTCATCTTTCCAAGGTGACAGGAAGCTCCTGCAGCCCATACAGCTGAATACATTGCCTTCATAATTTTCACGCATCTTCTTTGCTGAGATATAATCAGGGTACATACGCTTTGCCGAACACTTGACTGCAAGCCTTGTAAGATAATCGTACTTTCCGCCTTTCAGACAGTTATGCTCATCTAAAACATATATAAGCTTAGGAAAAGCAGGTGTTACATAAACGCCCTTTTCATTCTTTATGCCCTCATAACGCTGTCTGAGTATCTCCTCGATGATCATGGCATTTTCTTCTATGTACTCGTCACCCTCCTGCAGATTCAGGAAAATGGTTACGAACGGTGACTGACCGTTTGTAGTCATAAGGGTATTTATCTGATACTGTATAGTCTGAACGCCGCTTTTCAGTTCATCTTTGAGACGGCGGCGTGTGAGTTTTTCTATAACATCCTCTGAAACCTTTCCCTCGCAGCTGTTTTCTATCTGGTTTCTGAACTTTACATAACTTCTTCTGAGATACTTTCCGAGATGAGAAATATCAACTGACTGACCGCCGTACTGGCTGCTTGCGACTGAAGCTATGATCTGCGTCATTACGGTGCAGGCTACCTGAAAGCTCTTAGGCGACTCTATCAGCTTGCCGTTCATTACAGTTCCGTTGTCGAGCATATCACCGATATTTACAAGACAGCAGTTGAAAATAGGCTGAAGGAAATAATCTGCATCATGGAAGTGTATCGCACCTTCTTCATGTGCCTTTGAGATCTTTTCAGGAAGAAGGATTCTTCTTGTAAGATCCTTTGATACCTCTCCGGCTATCAGGTCACGCTGAGTAGCCGCCATAACCGCATTTTTATTAGAATTTTCTTCCATTACGTCCTTATTGCTGTTCTTTATAAGGCTGAGAATGGAATCGTCAGTCGTATTTGCCTTCCTGATAAGAGCCCTTGAATATCTGTACTTGATATACTGTTTTGCCAGCTCAAATTTTCTTTCACCCATAAGCTGGTTTTCAACCATATCCTGTATATCTTCAACCAACATTCTCGGACGTTTTCTCGACTCTATATAAAGTGCTATCTGACGGATCTTATCCTCTGCAATACGCTGATCTTCATCTACGGCTGCATTGGCTTTTCTTATGGCATTTTCTATCTTGCTTCTGTCGAAATCTACAGTGCTTCCGTCTCGTTTAATTACTTTCATCCCAACATCTCCTTTAATTACTTCACTGTGTTCTATTTTAACAGAACCGCACCGAAAAGTCTATTCCTTTTCTCTATATTTAGTCGTAATATATTATTTTTATGTCAATAGCACACAATATGTTGTGTTATATTTTTAGAAAAACATCGTGTATACAATTCAGGCAACGCTGAATCGTTTATATTCCTCACTTTATATTTATATAATATATTATAACTTATTTTTTCAAATCAATATATTGAACTGTTTCACACTTTTACTTTAAGGGCAAGCTGGCGGCGTGACGATATTTCCAACTTTGAAAATATCCTCTTCAATGTTGTCTTGACTGTATTTTCACTTATTTCCAGTTCATCAGCGATCTCACGATTAGTCATGCCCGATGCCGCACATTCCGCTATCTGTATCTCACGCTTTGTAAGACCTATCATATTGCTGCCGGCAGTTTCCTTTTTGCACTTATCACGATTTTTCACAAAACGTTCTATCTGCGGAATGATCTTATCTGCCAGCTCACTGAATTCGTCCGGAACCTGTTTAAGAAGCGGTATGAGGGTTTCACCGTAAAATACGAATGAAATGAGATTACCCGTATCTCTTGCCATACAACATGCTTCATACAGACACTGACGTGCATTATATGACTTTCCGATCTCATTCCATGCACACGCAAACAGAACATAGGCTGATTCTTTTACGATAAGATTATTAGTTATAGGCTCACTGCCGAAAAATAATTCATAATAACTGAGCATTTTGTTATATTTTTTCATTGAAAACAGTACATACATATGCACAAGATAAACAGACGGCATCGCATGATACAGCAGATCCATATTTGAAAAGTCACCCGTTTTCATCCAGTCAGCTATATTTCCTGTCATCCCAAGATGAGCTTTGAGCCACGCATCACATACTTCAGCAGACTTTTTTAATGCTTCCGACTCAAGAACCTTTTCTTTATCAATAAAAAAATCTATCTCATTCGCAACCGTTCTGTATTTGCCGAAGGAGAGGTCGAGCATTGCATTAAAAAATGCTATGCACAGCATTATACCGTCATTCCTGACTTTAGGTTCCTTATATTCACGTTCCGCTATATTTATAAATATTTCCGCAGTATTATAGTCAAGAGTTATCAAAGCTGCTTCGGCTTTTGCCATATAACTGATGCCTGACCAGCCGTTTCCCATCAGTATCCTGCCTCTTTCCGCTATTTCATCGATCTTCTCAAGTGTATCATTTATACTTCCTTTGTTATAAAAAAGTTTCAGCACCGATGATACCCCGAATGTCTGCGGTATTAATCCGCATTCTGTCCGTTTTTTCCCGTCAAAAGCAGCTATCGCATTGTCATAATGCTGTTTTACTTTGTCCAGATCATTCAAATCAGTCATCGCATGAAACATTGAATAATTACAGAGAAGTACCCCTCTGTCTTTTTCCGATAATTTCCGGTCAGCATACAGATCCTCAAGAAAGTCCATAGATGCCTCTCTGTAAAGTTTCATGGCTCCAAAGTTAAAAAACTGAAATGCCATATAAAGCACCGCAGCATGATGATGTCTGCGAACCTCCGGAGGACATTCGTGATAATACATTTTATACTTATCATTCAGTTTCCTGTTTATGTCCCTGCACCCTGCATTTTTAACTGCCATCATCATACTGTCATATTCACCTGCATGATAATAACAGTCTGCTGCATCAGAAAAAATACCGTCCTCCATAAACACGCCGCCCGCTTTTTTCAGAAGCTCATTCATGTGGTTCTGTTCAAATTTCATGTAAGTTTTTATCATAAAATTTCTGAATAAACAGTTGAAATGATATTTACCTGTTACCGGCTCATATATTATGAATATATTTTCAGTCATCAGCTTATCTATAATCTTTTCCGTTTCGGATACCCCCGTAAACCGTTCAGCCTGACTTAATGTAAATGTGTCCGGTATGCAGAGTTTACCTGCAAAATCTATTTCATTTTTTTCAAGGCTGCTGCTTTCAATATACTTTCGCATAAACGGTCTTATATCTTTTGTGAGTATAAGTTTCCTGCTTCTTATATACTCTGCTGTCGTCAGGTACAGCGGCAGTATCCAGCCGTCCGTCTTATCATGCAGCTCTTCTGCCTTCTTTCTGTCTATCCTTATGCCGCATGCATGGAAGTACTGCACGATTTCTTCTTCATTTAGCAGCAGCATTTCAGGTGTTATAAGGCATACTTTACCTGTAACAACTTCATTACTGGAATCATTCCATATATTTATTCTTGAAGTGATCACAAAATGTATACGGCCTGATGATTCGGCAGCTGTCATACACAATTTTTCTGCCGTTTCTCTATAATTCTCCACAAGGTGAAGATTTTCTATTATGATACGGCATTTTTTCACATTATCGATCTTATAAAAAGATTCCGGAAAATCCGGCCATAAGCTTTCAAATATATCTTTCAAACTATCATTAAGATATGAAACATCTCCCGAATGGATCGTTATACGATATGTGCTGCCATCATCTTCAAGAGATTCAGTAAGCACCGTCTTTCCGTAACCCTCCGGAGCACCTATAAAGGTTACCGGAAAGTCGTATGTACTTCTCATTATATCGCTTAACGGCTTTCTTATGAAGCGTGCTGCAGGATTTAACTTTTTATATCGTGCCAT